CACAAAAAGAAAATGGCTAAAATAGAAGATATTGGTGCGTATCCTAATCAATCCCCCGTTACACTAGCGGATTATTTAATTGGAACTGACGCTGCGACAAAAGCAACAAAAACATTTACGATTCAGGATATTGCTGATGCTCTAGATGAACAGATAACTTTACAAGAAGTTTTAAACGCATCGGACCCTGCGGGAGTTCCTAATCCAACAGCAGTTGCAACAGGAAATATTAACCTAGAAGGAGATATAACTTTACTTACTGCAAATGCCGATATATTTATGGAGGGTGGTGCTATTACTTCTACATCAGGAAATGATTTATTATTAAACACTAAAAGCGATGCTAATGATATAAAATTATACGCTGGTAGTGTTTCAGGTGCAATTGAAGGAACAGGAGCAGGATTAGACTTTCAAATTACTGGCAATGCTGGAATAGGAGCCGAGGGAGATATTTCTCTTGATGGGATTACTGCTACTTCAAACATTTCTGTTAGAGCAGGAGATAAAGCCATTGTATCTGCTAACGGTTCAAGTTATGGTGCTCAACCAGCTGGAACTGTCATGCTTTATAATCAAAATGATGATATAATTGTTAATGCCAATGGTGGTCAAATTACTATTGGCGGGACTTTCCCAAGTAGACCAACAGGATTAGACTTAGGACCTATTGATGGAGATATTGATATATGGGCTTTTTCTGTAGGTTCTGATATTAATTTAATAGCTCAGAATAATATTAATATAACCGCCAATGGTGGCATTGAGTCTTTATCCGAGCATGGTTTTAATCAAATAGCAGATTTTAAATCCAATGGCGGATTTCTTTTAAATGGAGTAGGCGGAACCGTAGGAGACTTAGTAGTAAGTCAAGGACCAGGTAGTCCTCTAGCTTGGCAAAGTGCTTCAGATTTAACTGTAGGTGCAGTTGTTTCAGGAGTTCATATTGGTGCAGCTAGTACTTTAGCTAACTTTTTACCAGGTACTCCAGTATTTGTTTCTAACACCCCAAGTGGTCCTAATAATTATCCTACTGTAGATTATGCTTCTCCTTCTCCTACTGTAAAAATGCCTGCAATTGGTTTAATTGTGACAGCTACAGCAAAAGGAAATGATGCTGAAATAATGATGTCAGGAGAACTAGAGGTAGACACTACTAGTATTCGAGGAGCAGCCTCTATTAATGATGTTGTATATGTAGATGTTTATGACGCTGTTGCTTCTCCTTTGTGTCTTACTGTTAATCGCCCTGATGGTGCAACTACTGAAGTTCAAAATGTAGGTGTTATTACTAAAGTTGGAGCTAATGGTTCTATGAAGGTTTCCGCTATCGGAAGGTCTAATGATTTACCTAATGTAGCTGCGAATGAGTTATGGGCTGGTAATGCTTTAGGTGTGGCAGAGGCACAAGATGCTTTAACAGTAGATATTGCTAATTCTACTGTAAATGTAGGAAATGGTCGTGCTACTTCTAATACTTATATGGAAACTAGGTTAAATGCTCAGGTAGTGTACGGAGATGCAGCAGGAGTTATAGGAACTCAAAACCTACAATACGGAGTTTCAGCTTTAGTGAGTGCTCAAGCTGCTTCATCACAAAATACCGCTATAGGGGTTAGTGCTTTGCAAAATTTAACAACAGGTACTTCTAACGTGTCATTGGGTCATGATGCAGGGCTTGCTGTAATCACTACTAATAATAATATAGCAATTGGAGATTTAGCTTTAGATGGGGCAGATGTTGGAAATGAAAATGTTGCAGTAGGCGGAGGGTCTATGGGTAATACCACAGGAGCTGCAGCTAGTTCAACAGTTGCTATAGGGCATAACGCTTTAAATACTTTAACTACTGGAGCTAATAATACCGCAGTAGGTCATTCTGTTGGTTTTGCCCTAACTAATGGACAAAATAATGTTATTATTGGAAGAAACGCAAATTTCCAAAATGGTGGTGATTCTAATGCTGTTATTATTGGAGAGGCTGCAATTGGTGAAGGAGATAGTGTGTGTATTGGAGTAAGTGCTGAAGCTGGAGCAGAGGCAGTGTCAGTTGGAAAAGAGGCAAATTCTGCAACGCCTACCACAGGGTCAACGGCAATTGGACACTTATCTAGTGCGGATGTGGATTGTATTGCATTAGGGAAAGATGCTAGTGCTGTACAAAGAGGAGGTAGTCCAATGTTAGCTGTTCCTGCCTTAATAGCACAAGCACTAGCTAACGCTTATGTTTATCCTGACAACAACGCTGCAGTAGCAGCTGGGTTACAGCCTGGAGACACCTATTGCGTTGATTTTGGTGCTTTTATCCCAGGATGGGTTGCACCACCTGCTGGTGGTCCAGCTGTGTTGGCGTTTGTATATTAGACTTTAAATTAAATTAAATAAGATGGATGATATTAGAAAAATATCAGTAGGTGCAGATTATAAATCTAGTGCTATGCATTATATTGTAGACCAGCCTGTATTAGGAGGTAGGTATACCATTCATTGCATAAAAAGAGATGAATTAAGAGCATCGTATAGAGTATATATAATACAAAAAGAAGAAGTATATTTATGGAAAGAATTTGGTAAAAACATGCCAGTTTCAGTAGAATATAACATAAATTTTTAACATGAAGTCTCCGTATTATTTTATTATTACTCCTGATAAAAACAAAAGATATGATAACACCATTAATATAGAAGGAATGGATTTTATTGCTAGTACATCTCAAGAAGACTTTAAGTTTTCTAATAGAGTGGGAATTGTGCAAGAAGTTCCTTTAAGGTATGATGGGCAAATAAAAAAAGGTGATAAAGTTTTAGTACATCATAATGTATTTAAGTATTATTATGATATGAAGGGAAAGCAAAAAAGTGGAAGAAGTTTTTTAAAAGATAATACTTTTTTTGTGGATGAAAGTCAATTTTTTGCATATAAACAAAACGGTAGTTGGAATGCTTATTCAAAATATTGTTTTGTAAAACCTTTAAAAAAGAAAGATTATTTTATTGAAAAGCCAGGGACTACCGAACCCTTAGTTGGAGAAATGAAATATATTAATAGTGAGTTGAAAAAACTAGGGGTGGCTCCTGGTGATATTGTAGCTTATGAACCTCATTCAGAATATGAGTTTAAGGTGGATGGAGAGAAGTTGTATAGAATGTATACTAATAACATTACAATGGTTTTATGAACTCCAAAGAAATTAAATTAAAAATAATTGAAGCGGGTGAACAAGCTGTTAGACAACTTATAAAAGTGGCTAAGGAAGATATTATAAAACCTGACCCTGATGACGAGTTAGCAGCTGATAGATTAAAAAATGCTGCTGCTACAAAAAAGTTAGCAATTTTTGATGCGTTTGAAATTTTAAATCGTATTGAAGCAGAAAAAGAAAATATTGAATTAACAGGAAACAATAAAAAAACTATAACTCAAGGATTTGCAGAAAGAAGGTCAAAATAGCTTATATAGGATACTTAAAAATGTAATACCTAAAAATGTTCTTACTAAAAAAAATAAGGCAAAAACTTGGGAGTATGGGTACAACGAAAAATACGATATTGTAATTATATCTAGGGATGGAACAATAGGAGATATATATGAAATAAATCATTTAAAAATAGCTTTACCTAAAACTCCAAATAAATCATATACTTGGGACACCAAAAAAGAAAACCAATATTGGAGACCTTTTACTTATCCTCAAGAACTTAAAAGGATTAAAAGTATTTTTCAGTGGAATGAAATGCCAACTGCGTTTAAAAATGATTGGGTAGATTATATAGAAGAAGAGTTTGATAGAAGAGAAAAAGGTTTCTGGTTTTATAATAATGGAATTCCTACTTATATTACAGGCTCTCATTATATGTATTTACAGTGGACTAAAATTGATGTAGGGTTGCCTGATTTTAGAGAAGCCAATAGATTGTTTTTTATATTTTGGGAAGCTTGCAGAGCAGATAAAAGAAGTTTTGGAATGTGCTATTTAAAAATTAGACGTTCTGGATTTTCTTTTATGGGGTCTTCAGAATCTGTTAACACCGCTACATTAGCTAAAGATTCTAGAGTAGGTGTTTTATCTAAAACAGGAGCTGATGCTAAAAAAATGTTTACTGACAAAGTAGTTCCTATTTCTAATAATTATCCATTCTTTTTCAAGCCCATTCAAGATGGTATGGACAAACCTAAAACAGAATTAGCTTATAGAATTCCAGCTAGCAAGATTACTAAAAAAAATATGTCTAAAGTTCAGTCTCAAGTTTTAGACGGATTAGACACTACTATTGATTGGAAAAATACTGCAGATAACTCTTATGATGGAGAGAAATTAATGTTACTTATTCATGATGAAAGTGGCAAATGGTCTAAGCCAGATAATATTTTAAATAATTGGCGAGTAACTAAAACTTGTTTACGATTAGGAAGTAAAGTAATTGGAAAGTGTTTAATGGGGTCTACTTGTAATGCTTTAGAAAAAGGAGGAAATAACTTTAAAAAATTATATTTTGATTCTGCTTTAGATACTCGAAATGCAAATGGTCAAACAAAAAGCGGCTTGTATAATTTATTTATTCCAATGGAATGGAATATGGAAGGGTTTATAGATAGATATGGAATGCCTGTATTGAAGACTCCAGAAAAAGAAATAAGAGGTGTAGACGATGAATACATTTATCAAGGAGCTATTAATTATTGGGAAAATGAAGTAGAAGCTCTTACAAAAGATGCAGATGCGTTAAATGAATTTTATCGTCAATTTCCTAGAACTGAGTCTCACGCTTTTAGAGATGAAAGTAAATCTTCTTTATTTAACTTAACAAAAATTTATCAACAGATAGATTATAATGATTCACTTATACCCGAACATCATTTAACAAAAGGAAAGTTTTATTGGAAAAATGGTGTGAAAGATAGTGAAGTAATATGGTCTCCTGATTCTAGTGGGAGATTTTTAATTTCGTGGCTACCTCATCGTGGATTAAGAAATAGGTTTATTGAAAGAGGAGGTAAGTTTTATCCAGGGAATGAGCATTTAGGTTCTTTCGGTTGTGATAGTTATGATATATCAGGGACAGTAGGAGGTGGAGCATCTAATGGAGCTCTACATGGAATGACAAAGTTTAATATGGATGAAGCTCCAAGTAATGAGTTTTTTCTCCAATATATTGCTCGTCCTCAAACTGCGGAAATATTTTTTGAAGAGGTATTAATGGCGTGTGTTTTTTATGGAATGCCTATTTTAGTAGAAAATAATAAACCACGATTATTGTATCATTTTAAAAATAGAGGATATAGACATTTTTGTATTAA